GTATATATTGCGGCCCAGTTGTCTGGGACGCCCGGCGGGACCGGCACATACCAGACCACCGCTTCCATCTCGTCAAACACGGGCTCCCAGACATTTACGGCCGCACCGATCGACGCCACGTCGGGCGCTATGTCGTTCGCGGGTGTGGCCGATCAGCCCGGCATCCTCGTCTCTGAGCGGACGCCCAAAGGCGGTGTTCACGTCATCGTCAGCCAGACCAACGACACGGTCAATGGCAACTACAAGGGCATCTTGGGCAAGCCCGCGCTGCAGGCTTACATCACTGCCAATCGCGGCCACTCGTTCTACATCTCGCAGTGGGCGCGCTGGACGCGTTCAGCGACCGTAACTTCTACGCAAGCACCAATTCGAGGCGGGATCGGCACCGGCGGCACGAACTACGTTACACAGCTTCTGCAAGCAATGAACACTGGCACAATGCAGTCTGCACCAACCCCGCTGGGCTCCTTCTACGATCCACCCGTCCCGACATTGGGTGTCACCGGCAACAGTTTCCGGGCAGACGGCGCGATCGGACCAGGCCCGGGAGCAGTCACCTCCCTTCTGGGCATTGCGCTCAATTTGTGGGGCTTGGGTGGTTCCTACTCCAATGCCGCCACCTACGGGAACAAGTCGGGCAGCTACATCGCATACCGGTCCTACATCGAAGACCTGACGATCTCCGGGCGGACGTTCGCACAGGTGCAGGCAGCCGATTACGCACTTTACCAGGCCGCGTTCGGTGCTGGGGGGCGCTACGCCGGAGACACCTGGACGGCGCCGGCGATTTGATATGTGGGCAACATTCGGGATGGCGGTCGCATGGGTTGCTGCCCTGTTGTGGACGGGCTGGACCACGCTGTGCGCCATTGCGTTGCGTCCCGATGACCAAGCCAGCGCTTTGGAGCGCCTGTCGCGGCTATGGCCGTTGACGGGCGCTCTGCCTTTGGCCGGGCTGAGCTACGCTCTGGCCTGGACGACATAAATCAGTCGTTGTCGAATGCGCTGTCGCGTAGCGACACGTCGTCTCCGCATTCAGCAAGGATCCTGCGCTCCAACTGCGTGATTTGCAGCATGTTCATGCCGTCGACAGGCCAGCGCATAACCTCCTGACCGGTTCGTTCGTCGAGCAGATACAGATAGCGATCAGGCATTTTCGTCCCTTCTCATCGACAGGTCGGACCTCGACCAATCCATTTCAAGTCAGAAGGTAAGCGCCCGCTTTACCCGACCCGCCTGACCACTCGCGCGCGCGACCACGCTACCACGGTCTGACGATGCGCCCCCTCGCAAGCCAGTCAGGACCGCCAGTGAAACCCTCGTTCGACAACCTGCCCGACGGCCTGAAGCACGCGCTCGACGCCACCTCCATCGTCGCCTTGCTCGGGAGCCTGATCAGCGTGCTGCCTGCCATCGCCTCAGTGCTCACCATCGCCTGGACCATGATCCGGATCTATGAGACGCCCACGGTTCAGGCGCTCCTCCATCGAAAGGAGCGGCCATGACTCCCATCGATTTGCAGCGCCTAGTCGGCGCCAAGCCCGACGGCGTTTGGATGTTGAAATCCAAGGCCTCGCTGCTCGCCCACTTCGCCAACCGCAAGGCGCCGGCCATCAGCAGCGCCGACATCACCAAGGTCGCCCAGCGCCTAGGCTGCTCATATCGCCAGCTGGAGGCGGTGCGCACCGTCGAATCCGCCGGGCGTGGCTTCGACGCCGACGGTCGTCCGAAGATCCTGTTCGAGCGCCACAAGTTCCATCGCTACACCGGAGGCCGGTTCTCGCCGGCACGCTTCAGCATGTCCGCCGCGGGCGGATACACGATCGATGCGGACGGCAACGGCATCAACGACAGCTGGGACAAGCTGTCCGATGCCATCGCCACCGGCGAGGTCGACGCCGCCTTCATGTCTACCAGCTGGGGCGCCTTTCAGGTGATGGGCGAGTGGTGGGATGAACTGGGCTATGACAGCCCGTTCGCGATGGCCGCCAGCTGCATTGCCAGTGAAGCGGCACATCTCGAAATCCTCGCCCGGTATATCGAGTACCATCGGCTCATGCCGGCACTGGCCGCCATCACCAGCAACCCGGTGACCTGCCGCCCGTTCGCTGCCGCCTACAACGGCCCGGGCTATCGGGCGAACCGCTATGACGAGAAGCTCGCGGAAAGGATGGCGGCATGAACCGGCAGATCCTGTCGCAGTTGCGCGCCCTCCATCGCTACTGGAGCGTTCGCCTGTCGGTGCTCGCTGGCCTGCTGGCCGGTTGGATCATGAGCGACCCGAGCATCCTGCCGCGCCTGGTACATGTGGTTCCACCGGAATGGCGCCCTTTCGTCGCGCTGGCGGTTGGCTTCGCAACCTACGCCCTGCCAACCGCCGCGCGTGCACTCCCTCAGACCAAGCTTGGTGCCGATGATTGGAGTACAGTCGAATGATCGGGCGCGCATGGGCATTCGTCACGGCACACCCTGCCGCCATCATCGCGAGCATCTGGATACTCGCGCTTGTTGTGCTCTCGGGCACGCTATTCGTCGACCGCGCCGCCCTGCGCGGCCAGCTCGCCGTCGCGCAGGCAGACTTGGCTCTGGCCAAGGCTGCTCAAGCGCCAGCCCGTGCCGCCCAAGTGGCGGTGAACCATCATCCGGCCGTCGTTTCGGCCACCATTGCGGAGATGTCCGATGCGCAAGCCTCAGCCTACTATGAGCGCGGGCGTGCTGCTGGCGCTGCCTATGCTGCTGCTAACCGGGTGTGCACCAGCCCTGCGGATCAGCCCGGAAACGCCGATCTGTCCGGAGCCGATTACCCTACCCCGTTCGATGACCGATCCGGTGACGCTGCCGACATGGTTGCCCTTTCCCGCGCCGACTTCGACCTCCTTACCGGCAACAGCGCCCGGCTCGCTCAGGTGCACCAAGATGCAGACGCGCTAATCTCGGCAGGTATCGCCATTGCACCGTCCGGGGCGACGCCCCGGTGATCGAAGACGAGGACATCCCGGCCGACCTTTCGACCCTGATCCGCCTCGGCACCGTCGTATCGGTCACGCTCTCACCGCCCCGGTGTGTCGTGCGCTACGGCGATCCCGACGCGGATGAGGACTGCGAGACGCCCCCCATCCGCTGGGCCGCAGGGCGCGCGGGAAAGACCAAGACCTGGTCGCCGCCAAGCGAAGGCGAAGAGGTGGTCCTCCTGTGCCCGGACGGTCAGATCGGCAACGCCGTCGCAATCCTCGGCCTGCCCAACGACACTGCACCCCCACCCGGGCACACGCTCGCAGAGCTGACCGAATACGGCGACGGTGCCCGGATCGGCTATGACCCCGAAAGCCACGCCCTTACCGCGATCCTGCCCGCCGGCGCCACCGCCGCGATCGACGCACCCGGCGGCATCACGATCCGCGGTGATGTGACGATCGAAGGAAAGCTCACAGCCAGCGACGATGTGATCGGTGGCGGGAAAAGCCTCAAGGGGCACGCCCACCCCGGGAATGGTCAGCCGCCCGCCTGATATCTCCGTAGCGCCGCCCTTTACCAGCGCCCCGCCTCGCCTGCGCGCGAAGCGGGGCGCATGGCATTGGCATGAACGGAATGGACGCCACCACCGGAAAACCCCTCTCAGGAACTGCGCACCTTGCGCAGCGGATTGGCGACATCCTGAGCACCCCGATCGGCACACGCATCATGCTGCGCGACTATGGCTCCCTGTGGCGCGAGCTGATCGACCAGCCCACCAATGCCGCGACCGCCCACCTTCTTCGCGCGGCGACGGCCCTGGCTATCCAGACCTGGGAGACGGAGTTTACCGTCACCAAGGTCACGCTTTCCGGCGCGCCGGCCGAGGGCAACCTCGCGGCCAACATTACCGGCAGATCCACCGAGGCAGGCCTCGCGAACAGCCTGATCACCCTCACCATCCCGCTCCCCACGTTCTCGCGCTGAAGGACAGCAGGCCATGACTCACGGCATCACCCTCACCGAATCCACTGCCGGTACCCGCACGATCAGCACGCGATCGAGCGCGGTGATCGGCCTTATCGGCACCTCCATCGCCGTCGCACCCGAAAGCCAGGCGACGATCGACGCCGCCTTCCCGCTCAACACGCCCGTGCCGTTCACCTCGGCCGCAGTCGCTGCGGGCTTGGCGGGCAGCGGCGGCACCCTCAAGGCCGCGCTCGATGCCATCGACGACATCGTCACCCCGCGCATCGTGATCGTGCGCGTTGCCGTCGGCCAGGATGCGGATGCGCAGGACACCGCCGTGATCGGCGCCACCGACGGCGCCAGCTACACCGGCATGCAGGCGCTGCTAAAGGCCGAAGCCCTTACCGGTCACCGCCCGCGCATCATCGGCGCGCCCGGCCTCGACACCCAGGTGGTGACGACGAAGCTGGCGATCCTTGCCAAGAAGCTGCGTGGCATGGCCTATGCCCGCGCGATCGGCGACACCAACGCCGCGGCGCGCGCTTACCGCGAGGAATTCGGTGCGCGCGAGCTGATGCTGATCTGGCCCAATACCTCGGCCACGGTGGTTGGCGATGCCGTCGCCCGCGCGCTCGGCATGCGCGCCTACATCGATGAGGCCATCGGGTGGCACAAGACGATCTCCAACATCACCGTGCCCGGGATTTCGGCCCTCACCCACGACGTCCACTACGACCTGCTCGACAACGACACCGATGCCGGCCTCCTCAACGATGCCGACATCACCACCATCATCCGCACCCCGGCGGGCTATCGCTTCTGGGGCAATCGCTCCTGCGCTGGCGACGATCAGACCCAGTATGTGTTCGAGAGCGCGGTCCGCACGCTCTACGCGCTGCAGGACATCATCGCGGATTCGTTCTCGCCATTCTTCGATCAGCCCATGACCGTCGGCTTGGTCAAGGACACGCTGGAAACCGTCAACGCCCAGTTCCGCAAGCTCACCACCAAGGGCTGGGTCATGGGTGCGCGGGCGTTCTTCGACGCCGACGACAACACCTCCGGCGAGCTGGCCGCCGGTCGCCCCAACTTCCGCATCCAGTTCACCCCCTGCGCTCCGATGGAAAACCCGCAGGTCAACCTCGTGATCACCGACGTTTACTACTCCGGCTTCGCCGAGAGCGTCACCGGCTGATCGCGCCCCTTCCCCGCATCGCCTGAAAGGAGACGGCCATGGGCCTCCCGCGCAAGCTCAAGAACATTAACGCCTACGGCGCAAACACCAGCTACCTCGGCACGATCGGCGAATTCGAAGAGCCGAAGCTGGCCATTGCCACCGACGACTGGCGCGGCGGCGGCATGATCGGCTCGGTCAAGGTCGACAAGGGCCTCGAGGCGATGGAAGCCAGCGTCACGATGGGCGGCCACACCGCCGAACTCATCCGTACGTTCGGCACCACCGACGTTGCCGGCACCCCGCTGCGCCTCGTCGGCGCCTACCAGGCCGACGACGGCAGCGCCGCCCAAGCGGTCGAGATCTTCCTCGGCGGTCGCTTCACCGAAATCGACTTGGGCAAGAGCAAGGCCGGCGACGACACCGAGCACAAGTACAAGCTGCCGGTCGCCTACTACCGCCGCGTCGTCGACGGGGTCGAGGAGATCGAGATCGACATGGTGGCGGGCGTCTTCCGCGTCGGCGGCATCGACCGCTACGCCGAGATCATGGCGATCCTCACCAGCTGATCCACAGATCCGCCGGCCGGTCCTGTTGCGGGGCGCCGGTCTGCGGTGGCCGGGGGCGCGAATGTGCGTCCCCGGTCTTCCCGCCCCGCCGCACAGGAGCCCCGCAGATGGCCGACAATACGACCCCACCTCCGGCACCCGGCGCCCCGCAGATGGAAGCCCTCACCCTCGGTGAGCCGATCAAGCGTGGCGAACAACTGCTCGACACCATCCACGTCCGCAAACCCAAGAGCGGCGAGTTGCGCGGCCTGTCGCTGCAGGACCTGCTGCGGGCCGACATCACCTCGCTGCTGCAACTCGTGCCGCGCGTCACCGTCCCCCCGCTTACCGCGGTCGAGGCGGACAATCTCGCACCCGATGACCTGGCCCAGTTCGGGGGCATCATCCGCGATTTTTTTATGACGGCTTCGGAGAGGAAGATGCTGATGGCGGTGCTCGAGGAATACGCCCCGAAGACCTGATGGCCGACATCGCGGCCGTATTCCACTGGCCGCCCGCCGTGCTCGAAAGCATGGACATTGCTGAATTGGCCCGGTGGCGCGCCCTTGCCGTGGACCGCTGGAATAAGATGCAGGGCGCGCCGGAGACCTGATCGTGAGCGACCGCAAGCTGTCCCTGCTGGTGAATTTCGTCGGCATCGATCGGATGACGCCGGGCATGCGCAAGCTGGTCGATACCGGGCGGAGCGCCAACAAAGAGCTCGAGGCTCTCAAGAAGGAGACGAAAGCGCTCAACGCGCAGATGGGTCAGGCCAAGGCCCTGCGCACCGTCAGCGATGATCTCAAGAAGGCCAAGGCCGCCTCAGCCGCCGCTGCCGACAAACTGAAGGCTCTGCGCAGCCAGATCGTCGCGGGCGAGGCGCCGACCAAGAAGCTGGTCTCGGCGATCCGGGGGGCTTCGAACAGTCTCGAGACCATGCAGGCCAAGGAAAAGGAGGCGGCACAGCGCGCGCGGCAGCTCACGTCGGAGATGCGCGCTGCGGGCGTCGATGTCGCGCGCCTGGGGCAACACGAGCGCACGCTTGGCCAGAACATGGAGGGCGCCAACCGCCGGATTGAGGAGCAGCGCCGCCTGCTCGACCAGACCCGCGAGGCCCAGCGCCGCGCCTATGCCGTACGCGCGCAAGCCGAGAATATTCGCAACCGCGGCGCCGAACATCGCGAGGCAGGCGGGCGGGCGGTAATGGGCGGCATTGCCATGGCCGCGCCGCTGGCGCTGGCAGCCAAGCAGGCGATCACGTTCGAGGCGGCGATGGCCGACGTGCGCAAGGTGGTAGATTTCCCGACGCCGCAGGCCTTCGCCCGGATGTCCGATGATGTGCTCACGCTCAGCACGAAGATCCCCATGGCCGCCGAGGGCATCGCCCAGATCGTTGCCGCCGCCGGCCGCGCCAACGTGCCCCGACAGGAACTGCTGCGCTTTGCGGGCGACGCCGCCAAGATGGGTGTGGCCTTTGACATGACCGGCGACGAGGCCGGCGAGATGATGGCCAAATGGCGCACCGCCTTCAATCTGTCGCAGACCGGCGTGGTGTCGCTGGCCGATCAGGTCAACGCGCTGACCAACGCCTATGGCGGCAATGCCACCTCGGTCTCCAACATCGTCACCCGGATCGGCGCGCTCGGCAAGGTTGCCGGCGTTTCGGCCAGCCAGGTCGCCGCCATGGGCCAGCTGCTCAACAGCGTCGGCGTCGAGGAGGAGATCGCTGCCACCGGCATCAAGAACATGATGCTGGCCATGACCGCCGGCGCCTCGGCGACCAAAAGCCAGCAACAGGCCTTCAAGGCGCTTGGCCTCGATGCGGGCAACGTGTCGAAGCGGATGCAGACCGATTCAGCCGGTGCAATCAACGATGTGCTGGCGCGCGTCGTCCGGATGCCCAAGGCGGCCCAGGCGGGCTTGCTGACCGAATTGTTCGGCTCCGAATCCGTCGCTGCCATCGCACCCATGTTGACCAACCTCGACAAGCTGCAGACGAACATGCGCATGGTCGGCGATCAGGCGCAGTATGCCGGATCGATGCAGAAGGAATACCTTTCCCGCATCGCCACGACCGAGGGGGCGATGGGGCTGGCGACCAACTCGCTCAAGGCACTCAACATCGAGCTGGGCAAGCAGCTGCTACCGGCAATCACCGAGGGATCGGGCAGTCTCGTCGGCATGGCCACCAGCATGCGCAACTTCGCATCCGCCCACCCCGAGCTGACCAAGTTCTTCATCCAGGCGGCGGCCGGCGGCGTCGCAATGCGCATTGCGTTCGGTGGCATGCGCTTCGCACTGGGTGGCCTGTTCGGCCCGCTCGCCAAGGGATGGGAGATCTACTCCAAGTTCCGCGAGGCAGGCTCGATCGCTGCTGCGTTCCCACGCGTTGCCGCTGCGTTCGGCATGCTGCGCACCGCAGCGATCTTCCTCGGCCAGGGCTTCCTGCGCGCAGGCGCGATGATGCTCGCCAATCCGATGGTCCTCGTCATCGTCGCGATCGGTGTGGCGATCACCGTGCTGGCCTATCTGGTTTATTCGAACTGGGACAAGATCAAGGCCGCATTTGGCGCGGGCTGGCAGTGGGTGAAGGACACCCTATCCGCCGCGCCAGCCTGGCTCAGCAATGTGGGCAGCATGATGATGCAGGGCCTGCTGGCGATGATCGACCCGTACGGGCTGCGCAACCGCCTGCTCGAAGTGGCCCGCAACGGGGTGGACGCGTTCAAGCAGTTCTTCGGCATCAAGTCGCCCTCGCGCCTGATGATGCAGATGGGCGGCCATGTTGCCGACGGCTTTGCCTTGGGCATCGACGGCAAGGGCAAGAACGCCGCGCAGGCCGCGCGCCGCATGGCAACTGGTGTTGCCGCCGCCAGCACGCTGGCGCTCTCACCCGCATCGGCAAGCGCAGCAGGCGCGGCGGGGCAATCCGCAGCCCCGGTCACGATCATCGTTCACGTCCACGGGGCCCCGGGCATGAACACCGACGAGCTGGCTGACAAGGTCATCCGCAAAATCGAGGATGCCCAGGGCATAACCGCCCGATCGCGCTATGACACGGAGGGCCGGTGATGGCTGCCATTGCAACGCCCGCCCAGCTGCTCACCCTGGGCATGTTCGTGTTCGGCTTGGACACCCTTGCCTATTCCGAGCTGCAGCGCCGGATCACCTGGCGCCACGAGGCCAGCGAGCGCTTCGGCGCCCGCCCGGCGGTCCAGTTCATCGGCCCGGGCGACGATGACGTGACGATTGGCGGTAGCTGCATTCCCGAGATCGCCGGCAAGTACAGCGCGATCGACACGCTGCGCGGCATGGGCGACACCGGCGACGCCTGGCCGCTAATGAATGGGCTGGGAGAGGTCTGGGGCCGCTATGTGATCGTCGGCCTCGACCTCACCCACCAGACCATCATGGCCGGCGGCATCCCGCGGCGCATCGACTTCACCGTGACGCTCAAGCGCAAGGACTGACATGGCCGTCAACAAGGCTGGGATCCGCCTCACCCTCGACGATGGCACCGATTTGGCCGACAAGATCGACCCACGCTTCCTCGAGCTGACGCTGGTGGAAAAGCGCGGCGGGGAGGCCGACGAGCTGTCGCTCACGCTGCACAATCATGACGGGCAACTGCAAGCGCCCACCACCGGCCGCTACATCCGGCTCTTGCTGGGGTGGGAGAGCGGCGACGACGTTACCGTCGGCTTGGTCGACAAGGGTGCGTTCAAGGTCGACGAGGTCGAGGAAAGCGGCCCGCCTGACAAGATCCTGATCCGCGCGCGCTCGGCCGACTTCACCGGCCCGGCGCGGCAGCGGCGCGTGAAGGTCTGGCGGGACGGAACGCTAGGCGCGATCTTGTACATGATCGCTGCGCGCTACGGGCTGACCGCCCAGGTCCACCCTGACCTCGCCTCACTGGCGGTCGCCACGATCGAGCAGCATAACAAAAGCGACCACGCGTTCGTGCGCGATCTGGGGCAGCGCTATGACGCGGTCGCCACATGGAAAAACCGACGACTGGTTTTCATGCCCGTGGGCAGCGCCACCACTGCCACCGGGGCGGTGCTGCCGATCGTCACTATTACCCGGCAGAGTGGGTGGCAATGGTCCTGCCGTCAGGCAGATCGCGGTCGCTACGATGGCGCCGAGGCGCAATGGCATGATCCGAGCACCGGTAATCGCCGCACCCACAAGACGTCCGGCGAAAACCGCAAGCGTCTGAAACGGGTCTATGCGAGCGAGGCCGAAGCGCGGCAGGCAACAGCGGCAGAGGCGAAGAAGCGGGCGCGGGGGAAGCTCGCCTTTACCTATGAACTTGCGGCCGCCGATTTGCAGCTCCAGCCCAATGGGCCTGTGCAGTTGTCGGGCTGGACAGGTCCGATCGATGCAGCTTCCTGGCTGATCGAAAGCGTCGAGACATCAATGGGGGCGAGAGGGTTACGCCAGCGGCTCGAACTGGTGAGCCGCTGACGCCTTCAGTGTGTCATGCCAGCGGCATGCGCCTCGTATTCATTAGCCATTTGGTCGACGAGCAGCGGAATTTCATTCTCTTCGAAGACCTCGACCCCATCGGCCTTGCTCAGCACCTTCTTCGCCTTTTCGAAGGCGCCCTTCAACTCGGGAGCCGATGGGGCGCCAAGTATGAAGTGGGGCACGAAGTGTTCGGTGGCATCTTGGACCGATTGAAGATTGCCAAGCCAGCGCCGGGCCTTCTCCATAATTCTGTCCGCGTCTGCCAGATCCAGCGAGAGCGGCTCGTAGGCATGCCACACGCCGTTCTTCCAGGCATGCTTGAACTCGATGGTATCGTCGGCCGCTACGATTGTCTTCGTTTCCAGCGGGACGTTGATTTCCCGCTGCTCGAGCATTTCGCGGACGGGACGCCAAACGTCATCGTCGGTGCGACGCGCTGAGCCAGCGGTTTCGTATTTTCCCACGAATCTTTGGTAGATGCGTTCGAACGTCTTCTCGAGTGAGGAGGAAACACCACTGGATGCATGCGACCAACGCAATGAGCTATCGTTGTTCTGCATGATGGTCCGAATCACGGAGTCGATCTGCAGATTGCCGTCCAGCAAGTCCTGCTTTTGAAAGCGCGTCTTGGCCCGTTCGATCGCACGATCCATCATGTGCATCGTGTCCAGGAAGGCGGCGCGGGTGAGACTTGGAAACATCTGGCGGAACCGGCCAATTCGATGGGTCGTTTTCGCAAGCAACACAGCGGGATCGCAGCCCACCGACGGCGCGATCAAGATGACCCCCACGTTCACGAACTCCGCCGAGATCGGATCATGGACGTACCGCAGGGTCACATATGAGTAGGAGCGCTCGTTCATGCCAGAACCCTTCTCAGCTCTTCAATCAGCCCTTCGATGTTGTCTCGCGCGCGTCTAATCTGCAATCGCGCATCCGTTACCACCGCACCTGATCCCAGCCATTCCATTGGCAGATCGCGCCCATAGTCGTCGATCATGCCATCGGACAAGCTTTTCCAGCGTTCAACGACCGGCGCCCAGTCCACGTTCCGCCGACGCAATGCGTCGGCGAAGATCTGGACGCCAGGCGCCTCAAAGGCTCGCAAACCTCCCGGCGCCCAAGGCTTCGGTCCGAGCAGGAACTGAGGAAAGCACAATTCATGATCGAAAACGTAAAAGCTCTCCCCGGAACGTATGCAGTTGACGTTCCCCCCGCGCCGATCGCTGTTTTCAATTGCAGAGTCGAAGGCCAAAGCCGCGGCGACATCAGCGGTCATCTGTTCGCTCATCGTCAAAGGCGGGAGCCAATCTACATAGCCCCCGCCGATGAACCTTGATCCGAATGCGACCAGTGAACCACTTGCAGCACGCGCAACCCATGCTCGATCGAGCAAGCTGTTGAGCCACTGCGACGACATGTCGACATAAAATGGCTCTGGAACCTTGATACCAAGATCATAGGCCAGCTGAGCGCAGATGATTTCGCAGGCTAACCCCACGACACCCCTATCGCATCCACCCGCAGGCTTCAGTACCAACTCGACGTCGCTGCCATCGCTGGCTTCAGCGACAATGATGCCTGGAGTGGTACGTCCCGCTATGGTCTTCTGATAGAATTCGACGGCACGGACACGTCTAATCACCATGCGCCCCCTTCTCCGATCACGGAATAAGCAATGCTGTTCCCAAGACGCTGCGTCGGCCATTGCGCGCCGACCTGACGTGCATCGGGAGAATCAACACGCCCCAGCCTTCTTTGCGCCATAGGTGGCCTGACTCACGGTGTACTTGTCCCCTGCCCGCGACGAGAGCTGGTTGATCAAGCCCTTGCACGAGAAGCCCTGCATGCTGAGGTATTGCTTCGCGGATTCCGCCGCCTGTTCGTTCCAATCGACGTCCATGCTGTCGACTGCAGCGGTCGCATCCGCGACATCGTAACCATCACCGGCCCGTGACGAGAGCTGGTTGATCAGTCCGTTGCGCGAAAAGCCCTGCATGCTGAGGTACTGCTTGGCCGAGCGAAGCGCGTTCTCCTGCGGCCCGGTGAGCGACGGCGTGGGCTTCTCGGCCACCTGTGTTGCGGCGGAGGCACCACTGGCGGGCTGATCAATTGCTGCAGCCACCGGTGCCTTTCCGGTCCCGTTCTTGTCGCCGACGATCGCGCCGATGATCCCCAGCGCGACGAAAGCCCCAATCACGCCAAGGCATCCGATGCCCAGCTTTTTGCCCCAGCCCATCTTTTTTGGTTCAGTCACTTCGGTGTCCCCTGTTCAGTAATCATCCCAGACCGGATCCGGGAAAAACCCCGGATCATGGTCGAAATCTGCTCGCGGTTCTTGCCCCCGCTCATCCAGTGCCGGCTCAAACTCGACCGCCGGCACAGCGCCATTAAACGCGACGCGGATCCACGCGCCGAACGGCGAAGGTCGCTGGAAGACGGCCTGGATCTCGATGCCTGATGCGATCAGACTGCCGATGCGGCCACACCGTTCGGCCGTCAGGTAACCTAGCTGGACGCCTCGCACGGAAAACACTGCCACCGCCCGGCTGTCGTGGCGATTGCGCGGCTCAGGGCGCAGCTCGACCATCTCGCCGGGCTTGCACAACAGGATTTCAAAGCGACGGTCTGAGCCGTCACGGTTGGCATGGTCCGCACCGACCACGGCCAGCGACATCGCGGGGAGCGGAGCCGCAGGCGCCTGGGTCATAGTTTCCGGACGACGGCCACCACCCGGCCGACGATGTGCAGTTCGCCGTCGGTAGCGCGCGCGTCGCGGACGAGCTGGTTGTCGGAGCTGATCTGCATCGAGCCGTCCGGCAGCTGGCGCAGGCGCTTGATCATGGCCATGCCGCCGTAGACGATCGCCCAGATCTTGTCGCCAAACTCGGGCACGCGCTCCGACTTGTCGACCACCACGATGTCGTGATCCGAGATCGTCGGTGACATCGAATCTCCGATACCCTTGGTCGTGAAGAGATGGCTCGGCGCCGACTGGGTAAACTGGCGAAGCCAGCGACGCGAAAAGCCTACCTTCTCTGCATCCACGTGATCGGTGTCTGTGAACGTACCGCCCAAGCCGTAAGCGAAGTCGATCAGGTCGATTTCCACCTGATCGGCATCCGGCTCGGGCACGGCCGTTGCGCGAGGTTTGGAACCCCCGCCCGAAAGCGGAGGCTGTTCGCCACCGTCGGCGACCTCAGTCTCGTCCATTAGATATTCGGAGGTCGTGCCAAGCTCACGTGCAATCCGGTGGGTATGCTTAGAGCCTTGTGCCGGCTCGTTGAGCAGTTTCCAGATGGTTGTGGCAGACACGCCTACGCGCCTTGCCAGCTCACTCTGGCTAACGTCGTGGGCTGCCATCAAGGCAAGAAGTCGATCGCTTCGAAACACGGTCGGAACCCTACAACCATGGTTGAAATCTGCGATCCAAGTTTTGTTGTTGCATGCACCTGCAACTTTGGGTAAATCTTCAACCATGGTTGAAACACCCACCCCATATGAAGCCCTGATGGACGCCATCGAAGTGCTCGGATCTCAATCTGAGCTGGCTCGCGTGTGCGGCATCTCCTCCACCGCAGTTTGGAAATGGGTCCAAAGTTCGAAGCGCATTCCGGGAGAATATGTTCTTCGGGTTGAAGCGAAGAGCGGCGTGTCGCGCCATCATCTGCGGCCTGACCTTTACCCTGTTGACCTTGCTCCCGGCCCTCGCTGGCACGGTGTCGATCAGCGGGTAGACCGCTACCAGGCGGCGGTCCTCTTCAATCAGCGCTCGGGCGCGAAGCGCGGAGCTGCGGCATGACCAAGCGTCGCGAACCCCTGACCTATCAGCTCATCCTGACCCGGGTTGCCGGCGCCATCGGATGGGACCGTTGCGCGGCTATCTGCGGTGTGAGCGAACGCGCCGTCCGCCTCTGGTCCGACCATGATTGCGAAACGGAAATCCGCATGATCGACGCCGAGCGGCTCGATCGTGCCTTTCTCGAGCATGGCGGCGATCACGCGCCGTTCCACCGCCTGATGGCCCTGCGCCTCGACATCGCCGCGCGGGACACAAAGGCGCGCAACCTGGCCGAGATCGCGGCCGGCGCTGCCAAGGAGACCGGAGAAGCAGTCGCCGCTCTGATAAAGGTCAGCGCAGCGAACAACCCGGCTGCGCGCCGCGAAGCGCGGCAGGAGGTGCAGGAGGCGATCGAAACGCTGACTACCAGCCTTGCCACCATCGACAGTGCCGAAAAGGAAACCATCCAGTGAGCGGCGAAGGACACCTGCAGTCGCGGCCCCTGATCCACGCGCCGCTCGAATTCCGCATGCGCAACGGTGGCACCCAGGCCAACCGCGCCTTCCTGCTGTGCCCCAAGTGTGATGCACCGGCCTACATCCGCTCGTCCGAACGGATCACCGCCACGGTCAAGCACATGAACGCCCACTGCACCAACACCGGCTGCGGGCACACCTTCCTTATGGAACTGAGCTTCGTGCACAGCTTCAACCCCGGCCTGATCGACCGGCCCGACCTCAACCTGAAGGTCTGCCCGCGCGATCAGGTGCCTCATGTCCTGCCGCCCGAGAAGACCGCCAGCGCGGACCAGCTGAGCATGTTCTCGGGCTGATCCCGGCCCGGCTTCGGCCGCGACCACCACCGACAACCAGTGAATTTTCAGCGGCCCTGTCCGGGCCGGGGGGGAAAAGTATGCCCAGCGCACACCGCGCCACCAGCCAGACTGCCGAGGCCCAGCCTCGGCGCATGTCGTTCGACTATGCCCTGCAGCGCACCGCGCCCCACCTGAATGCCGCCGAGCGCGGGTTCATCGCAGCGGTGGCCGGGTTCGCCCCCACCTCCACTTTCGCGCCCGCAGCGTGGCGCCGGATCGAAGGCGCTCCCTTCGGGACCGGAGAAGAGCTGGTCACCTACATCGGCGCCCCATGGCAACGCCACCTGCCGCTGCTGCGGGGCAAGCGGGATCGGCACAGCAGCACACGCTTCGCCATGACCGCCGCCGGCCGTGCCCTCGTGATGCGGACGGTCCGCGTGATCGAGGTGATTGCGTGAACCTCGAGGCGGAAATCCTGAAGGGCCTGCAGGCCCAGTTCCAGTTCAAGAAGACCAAGGGCTCCTGGCTGCAGGAGGGCGTGTGCCCGGCCTGCAGCAAGCGCGAGGCGTTCTGCGCGGCGAAGGACCCCAAGATCGTCCGTTGCGGCCGGCAGGATCGCTGTGGGTGGGAAATCTCCGTGCGCGACGCGCTGCCCGACCTGTTCGAGGACTGGTCCAAGCGCTTCCCCGAGACGGAAGAAAACCCCACCGCGACCGCCGATGCCTATCTGCAGCACGAGCGGTGCCTCGATCTGCGGTTGCTGCGCGGGAGCTACACGCAAGAGGTCTATCGCGACCACAAGACCAGCCACACCTCGGCGACCGTCCGTTTCGCGGTCGGCGATACTTATTGGGAGCGCCTGATCGACCGGCCCGGCCGGTTCGAGAAGAAGGCGCATTTCCGCAAGGGCGGGACATACAAGGGCCATTGCTGGATCCCGCCGCGGCTTTCGATCGAAGAGATCGCCAAGGCGGAAGAGATCCTGATCACCGAGGGCATCTTCGACGCCATCGCCTTGTGCCAGGTGCGCAAGGTGGCGGTGTCGGCCATGTCGACCAACAACTGGCCCGAGCACTTCCTCGCCGATCTGCGCGCCGAGCTGGAGCGCATCAAGCGCACCGTTCGCCCCAGGCTGGTCTTCGCCTTCGACGTTGGCCGTGCCGGCGTCGAATACACGATCAAGTACGTGAAGCGCGCCACCGCCGAGGGCTGGGACGCCAGCGCCTTGCAGGTGCGCCCTGACGGCGAGGGCACCAAGAAGGACTGGAACGACCTCCTTCGCGACCACCTCGACTGGGCCGGAGACAAAGACAAGGCGCCCCTCTCCGACTGGGCCTTCGAGCAATACGCCTACAATGGCGCGATCACGATCGCCGAGACCGCGCGCGACAAGGCGCGGCTGATCGCCGACCACAAACAGGCCGTCTCCTCGTTCGAGTTTCGGCACAAGAACCGGCTGTGGTCCTGCAAGGTGTCGTTCGACGACGAGAGCCAGAAGCGCCGCATCGTCGTCGAGGAAATCGCCAACTGCGCCTTCCGCCTGCTCTACCGCGAACGCGACGAGATCGCAGACGAGACCAGCTACTTCCTCAGCATCGACTTCCCCTGCGAGGACCGGCCTGTGAAGGCACGGTTCTCGTCCGCCGCCTGCGCCAACAGCGGCGAGTTCAAGAAGCGCATGATGGCGTTCGCCGGCATGTGGAGCGGCACGGGCGAGCAGCTGGACCGCATGATGCGGACCCAGACCCGCGCCCTCAAAGTGGTCGAACCGATCTACTTCACCGGGTACTCCGCCGCGCATCGCGCCTGGCTGATGGGCGATCTGGCCGTGCGCGAAGGCCGCGTGGTCAAGATCAACACCGAGGCTTACTTCGACTTCGGCAAGGCCGCGGTGAAGCCGCGCAGCAGCGAACGCCTGCTCGACATCGCGTACGATCCCGACGCCCTCGACCTGGACTGGGTTCCCGACTTGTGGACCGCTTGGGGACCCAAGGCGATGGTCGGGCTGGCGTTCTTCGTCATGTCGCTGTTCGCCGTGCAGATCCGCCAGCGAGAGAAGTCGATCGGCTTCCTCGAAATCACCGGCCCCCCAGGCTCGGGCAAGTCCACGCTGGTCGAGTTCCTGTGGAAGCTGCTGGGCCGCTCCGGGTACGAAGGGTTCGATCCGAATAAGGCCACTCCGGCCTTCATCGCGCGCAGCCTGATCAAGGTGTCGAACCTGCCGGTCGGCCTGATCGAAGGCGGGCGCCAGGATGACAAGCGCGGCGGCCGGCAATTCGATTACAACGAACTGCTCGTGCTGTTCAACGGGCGCTCGCCGCGCGGTACCGGCCAGAAGAGCAACGGCGTCGAGACCAGCGAACCGCCGTTCCTGGGCACGATCTATCTCGTCCAGAACGAGCGCATCGACGCCATCCCCGCGGTGCTCGAGCGCCTCATGTCGATGTCGATCGACAAGGGCGGACGCAATGAGGCGACCCGCGACGCGGCGATCCGCCTCGAGCAATGGCCGATGGAGAAGGTCTCGGGCACCATCGTCCATGTCGTTCGCAACGAGGCGAAGTGGCTGCCCTTCTATTTCGAGCGGTCCGAGTTTCACGAACGCGACATGCGCACCCGCGTCGAGGGTCTGCACAACGACCGCGTCATCAAGAACCACCGCCAGCTCGCCGCCGCTGTGGAGAGCCTGCCGCACCTGTTTCCGGCCGTGCGCCCTGAATGGGTCGCAGAGACGCTCAAGCTGATCGAGGAACTGGCGCTCGATCGCCAGCAGAGCGCCGGTGGCGATCATCCGAGCGTCGCGGATTTCTGGGAGAAGGTCGAATACCTGATCTCGCGCGAAAAGCCGGATGATCATGCCGAGGGCAAGTCCCTCAACCAGCATCGCGTCTACGACCAGTTCATCGCGATCCAGCTGCCCGAGTTCGAGTCCCGCTGCCGCAATGCCGGCCTCTCTCCCCCGAACATCGACCTGCTCAAGAAGGTGCTGCGCGGCAGCAAGAGCCGCAAGTTCATCGACTGCAAGAAGGTGAATAACCCGGTAAGCCGCTCGACCCACTGCTGGGTGTTCGAGCAGCCGGCCAAGGCGGAGCGCATCATATGACCGCGCCCGAGCAGGCCTTTCGAGTGTGGCACGGGATCGAAAGCCCCGAGCCGCCGGCCGCCGCTTTCGATTACGCTGAGATCCGGCAGATGGCACAGCGTATGCTGGAAACCCGGCGCAGCCGCTTCCCCCAGCTCATCGCCAAGGGCCGCATGTCGGCCGACGATGCGGCCGGCCAGATCGGCGTGTTCGAGGCCATCGCCGCCGAATGGCACTGGATGGCGACGGGCACCGGTGCGCCGGCCGAGGTCGAGCAGCTGCCAGCGATGCGCGAGGCGCTCGACCAGAGCATCGCGACGATCGCCGAGATCGCCCGCGAACAGCGCGGCTTCTCCACCGAGCTGCGACAGCAGGCCGAATGGGTGATCGCGATGGCCTGGCACATCGAGCCCGGCCGCCGCACCCGCGCCTGCCGTGCGCGAACCTTCATCCTGCGCCAGATGCTCGCCGCCGAGGCCGCAGGGCGGGAGATTGCCCGTGCCGCATGACCTGCACCCCATGCGCTGCCGCTGCACCGCCTGCCGCCCCGTCGCCGGCCCACGCCCATCGCGCTTCCCGATCCCCGCCGGCCTGCGCCGGCGCATTGCCACCGCCGGAGCGAGGCTCCTGGCGATCCTTCCTCGCTGACCGGAGACATTCGATGCCCAACGCTACCCGACCAACCGCCGCGCACGTCGAATGCCAGTGCGGTAACACCCACAACTCGCCCAACGGCCAGATCCCGGTTGGCTGGACGATCTGCGGCGCCAAAACGTGGTGTGACGATTGCACCCGCGCCGGCGTCCCTGTCCGCGAACAGCTGGAGAGCCGGCGCAACCGGCGCCGCGCGGCGTGATCGCCCGCCGCCCGCGCGAAATCGCGTTCCTCGCTGCCTACGCCCTGGCGCTGTGGGCAGCCCTGCACTTCCTCGACCGGATCGCCACAGGCTTCGCCCGCTGCCCGGTCGAGGGCTGTCTCCCGCGATGACAATCGCCCTCAACCGATCAGCGAGCGTACAAATGCACCTTCCGTTTGAATTCGCCTCTCAGGCCCGGAGCAGGCAAGAAGGGTTTCCATCGTGACCAGCAAGGCACCCGTGAAGCAGGCAGACATCGAACGTACAGTGAAGGCGGTTATCCGCGCTGGCGTGAACGTCGGTGCCGTTACCATCTCGCCTTCGGGCGAAATCAACATCTATGCCGAGGGCGGCAACAAGGACGTGCCCCGGCTCAACCCGTTGGATCGATTGCTGCCCAATGGCCCGTAAAGAAAAACTGCCACCCAACGTCAGCGTGTTCACCGACCGCCATGGCAAGCGCCGCTACCGCTGGCGCATTGCCGGGCGGTCGGCCTATTTTACGGCCCATCCCAACAGTCCTGAGGGCAAAGTCCAGCTGGCGGCATTCATCGCCTCGCAGCAAACCGTGCAATCCGACCGTTACGCTTATGGCTCAGTAGGCTGGGCCGCCACTCGCTACTATGCTTCCACTGCGTTCCTCGGTGCCAAGAGCCCGAGCACCGCGCGCACCGCCCGGCTGATCCTCGAGAAATTCGTAGCGGATGTTGAGCACGACCTCATCGCCAATTTCCGCTTTGACCATATCGAGGCGCTGCTGTTGCGCGCGGCCGAGAAGCGGAAGAACGAAAAGGGCCGCATGGTCGGTGGCCCGAGCGCAGCAAACAACCTGCGCGGCGAACTCAAGCCGTTCTTCGACTATGCGATCAAGCTGCTCGGGCTGCTGCGCCCCAACCCGGTCGACCAGGCTGACACGATCTCGGTGCCAAAGGGCGGTTTCCACACGTGGACCGAGGACGAAATCCAGCAATACCGCACCCATCACGCCTTGGGCACCAAGGCCCGTCTTGCGTTGGAGATCTTCCTCTGGACGGCGCTTCGCCGTGGCGATGCCTCCACGTTTGGCCGCAGCCACCTCAAGGACGGCAGGATTGAGGTGACGCCCTCGAAGACCAAGGACAGCACGGGCCAAACTCTCTGGCTGCCGGCAGCGCCGCAGCTGATCGAAGCGATCGAGGCTATGCCGGTCACCGGCACAGATACCTTCCTCGTGACCGACTACGGGCTGCCCTTCACGCGCGCCGGCCTCGGGCAGCGTATGCGCAAGTGGTGCGACGACGCCGGCCTGCCCCATTGCAGCGCACACGGCCTGCGAAAAGCCGCCGCCCGCCGCGCCGCGGAGAACGGTGCGACGAATCAAGAATTGAAAGCTGTGGGTGGCTGGACGACCGACCGTCAGGTGTCGGTTTATACCGCTGCAGTGGAGCAAAAACGGATGGCCGAGCAGGCCATGGGACCGGTTATCGACTTCGATTTGTCTAACCGGTCTAACCGCTAG